TTGACTTATAGCTGTTGTATCATCTATACGAATAAAAAATTCAACTGGTAAATCTAGTAAACATCTAGTGAAAAATTTAGAATTCATTTTTTCTAAACCACCAGCCCCAGGAACAACACCAAAGTAAAAATAAAAAGAGTGTTTAGGTTGTGAAAAAGAATCATTATTTAAATAACCTCTAAATTTGGTGTAATCTGGACCGTTATCAGCAGCTGTTGCAAAATTATATGTATCAGTATTTCCAGTATTAAAATCAGTTGTGTATGGTAAAGAAATACTTATATTATTAGTTACATTATTTAAACCAAAAAATGTATCTCTAACATATTTACCATATTCTGAATTTATTTCTAATGTACCAAAATTTCCGTTTGGTTGTACAATTGTACCATTATCTAATTCATCTATTTCATCTAAATCAACACCAAATTCACACCCGTGTCTAATATTTAATGTTTGTCTTGTGTTTGAGGTTAAACCAAAACATGATATTTTAAAAAATAACCCGTCAAACCCTCGACCAATATCAACTTGGCCAGTTGATTCGGTTAGATTTGGGTTTTCATCTGAATATTCATCAATTAATGGTGGTGATATATAAGTTGTTGGTATTAAAAATTCTTGTATTTTTGGCACACCTTGCCAATCACATTTGAAAACAGCACCTAAATTTATAAGTTCAGTAGCATATATTTTATATAAACCATTTTTAGTTAACGGTGCGTAATATAATTCGTTGTTATAACTTTTTATGATACCTTCAAAAATACCAGCACTTCTAGATGATTCTTCACTACCATAACATGTGTCTAACAATATAGAACTTCTACATCTATTAGAAGAACAATCATAGTTACAATATTTAGTTCTTCTACGTCTCTTTTTATATTTTACTAAATAATAATATAAAGAACCGTTTAACCAATCATTATAAAAATCAAATTGAAATAAATTTAAAGTCTGAGCCATTGTAGCAGCAACACAATTTGATAATTCTGGTATTGTGTTTATAAGTATGGCCGCTGGAATACCTGAATTTACTATTGCTTTATAACCAAGACCAAATGGGTCTTTACCCTTTATACACCCAGGTGCAAAATAATAAACCTTTGGTTCATCAAAAGGACATTTAACATATATACATTTAACATAAGGTATTATTAACTTACAGAAAAATCTAAGAAATCTAAATGGCCTAACACGTACTACCCTTATTCTAGAAATTCTACATAACATACCCATTAATTTATTCCATGGGTATAATAATAGGTTTATAATAGTTACAACAACTGAGTTTAATACAAATATTAAAAATTCAATTATTCTCATTATTAAACAAATAATGAAGAATAATGGGTTAAACACTGTATTAACTCTATTAAAAGGTGGTGGTAATTTATCCCCAGGACAATCATCAACATCTTTCAAGCCAACAAAATTTCTATTTTTTACTGTATTAAAAGACTTACTTCTTTGATATCTAGATATGAAATTAGAGACTGAATATATTTTATTCCAATGTAAATCTCTAAAACTAAAATCTTTAGTGTTTTCACCAAATTCATAATCTAGTTCATTTAAATTATTAGGGTTATGTGGTATTAAATAATTAGCTCTAGTTCTAAGCCTACCTTCACCACCAGTTCCGTCCATAGCTATTTTAAATCTCATACTAGCCCTAGTCGGTATACCTTTATTTGGGTCCTCTGATAATACTAAATCACCAAATTCATTTGTATAATAATAATCTAAATTCATGGGTATTTGATAAGCCCATGCGCCTTTATCGTCTATTAATTTACCACCTTCTATGTCTAACATTTCAATCTTACCATCAAGTGTTTTTCTAATCATTTCAATGGTACCTTCACCTGTGTTTTGTTCACAAATTTTACCCATTTTACGTCTAGGTCTACAGTTTTTGTTAACACTGTTATTACTAGTGTCACCAAAAATACCACCCATAAAAATAGCTGAAGGTGTTATCGCATAGTTTAAATCTAAATCAATTCTACTAATACCTATTTCACAGTTATCAACAGAACCCCAAAATGGTTGTACATTTACCCCAGCATTAGTTGTTTTAACTTGAATTAATCTATCTAAGTTAGTACCACCCTTAAATTTTGTTGGGCTATCAAACATTTGAAGAGGCGCACCTTGACTTATACTGTCATATGGTCTTTGTGATGCAATACCAATATCTGAAATATCAGCATCAACATGCACTACGTAATTTCCAGTTGGTACACCAAATATCATATAATCACCAGCAAAATTTGTTGAAGTGGTGAATTTATAATACTTACAATAAACATGTCCCATTTCTGGGTCATCTAAAACTTCTCTTTTATTTGGAAATGTACCTACAGGTGTATAACATTCATTATCTGTTTCACTATTTTTTGGTAAAACATTATATCTTTTACCATCTATATCTTTATCTGTAACAACCTCATAAGGGTATAAACCATTTATTATTGGGTCGTTTCTATCTACATCGTCTATTGGTATAAAAATACTAACTCTGGCATTTTGAACACCAAAACCGTTGTTTATGAAAACCCTTCCAACCACAACACCATAATCAGCACAAAAATTTCTATAAGCATCTGCTTGTGATATTTTTAAAGATAGTATTTCTATAAAATCAAAATCTTGTTCTAATTTTACTTTAACATATTTATCCTTACCACCAGGTGTGGTTCTTATTCTTATACTGTTATTCGACATTTTATTTTGTTGTTGTAACTGGTGTTATATCATCAACTTCCACCATTTCATAATTTTCTTCATTAAACTCATCATCATCTTCGTAATCATCATCATCATCTTCGTAATCGTCATCTTCTTCATAACCCTCATTAAACGGTTTTATTTTTGAAGATAGAACTCTTACAATTTTTTTCATATCAATTTCTTTGTTTAAAATTAATAATTCAAAAATAAACCAAATAACTGCTAGCATTATTATAGGTAACAAAGCCATCATTAACGTAAAAGCTATTACCCTTAATATTACGTTAGAAATACCGTATGTTATGTTTTTATCTGGTCTTTTAATTGAAGAATCATAATTTGATTCGTACTTAGAATTTGTTTTACATCCGCAACCCATTTCTTATATTTTTTTTAATATGTTATTCACAAATATATTTAATTTTTATCATAAGGAAATGGTTATTTAACCCTAACCATTATATCTTGTGTTGGGAATTTAATTTCAAACATTGAAGTTGGTTCACCGAATAAAGTGTAATCACCTATTATATCTATTTGTCTTGTTTCAGTATCTAAATAAGGTTGTGATATTTCATTTAAACTATATTTACCTTCACCAACTTTATTATATACTCTGACATCAATTACGTTTAGTACACCACCAACATTATTTATGGTTTCAATAAGTGGTGATAGATAAATATTATCACCCATATCATATTTATTGACATCCATATATGTTTTAACATTATTAATAACTTCAGAAATTATTTGCGCTTGTGGTTGTTTTTTATCAATATATAAATCAATTTCAAAACTTAAGTTTATAACTTTACCATTCGTCACTTGAACGTAATCATTTATCATTCTATAGTTTGATAGATACGTTGCTATATTTTCTCTTAATGCGCTAGTTGAGTTATTACTAAGTTTATTATTTTCATCTAAACCTATTGTGTATATTTTTATTTTGTTCTGTTCTTCCATTACACCCATTCTGAATGGGTTACCAAACTGCCCAGGCATTTTTTGAATCATAGCTTGATAATCCTTTATGGTTACAGCTCTATTTTGTGATGCAAAATTGTATTTTGTCATGTATCTTATTTCATCCACTGAAGGGGTGTTTCTACCACCTAGAGCAGGGAACGCATTGTTTACCGTTAGTGAATTTTTAACAGCTTGATTTATAGATTGATTAGTACCATTAATACTGAAATTTAATAACCCTACATTTTTTATAACATTTGGACCTAAATTTGTATCAGCACCACCACCTACTCTATATTTGATAAACATAGTTGTATTTGCTGTTGGTACTTGCCCTAATGAATAATTATTTATAAAATCACCAATTTGATTTACTAAAGGTGTGTTTGAATCGAAATCACATAAACTACTAGTATCTTTACTACCAGCACCAAATATTATTTTAAAAAACCCTAAATCCGTATATTCTGTAATAAACTTTTTATCAACTGTTATCCACTTACCTGGTTTAACACCAGCATTATCTGTTACTCTATTAAAATCTTCAACAAATACTTTATTCTCAGCCAATGCATCAACTTCATACCATTTAAGGCTTTGATTTGTAAATTGACTGCTTGTGGGTACTGAATTAAAATTAGTTCCCTGTAGAGTTATTATTGAATCAACTGATAACACATTATCTTCTGGTAAAACAATTTCTAAGAATGGTCTAACGTCTGAAGTATTAATAACTTTTTTGAATATTCTACTAAAACCATTCGTTACTATTTCTCTTTTAGTTATCGTATAATTAATTAATGTACCGTTTGAATTGAAATTTGGTATTATAAGTCTATTTGGAATACCCCCTATATTAAAAGGATTTGAAAAATCTATATCGTATAAATTTTCAAATACTTTACCAGCACCACTTACTTGTGAACCAGCTAATATTAAAGGACAATACGAAATATTAAAGGTATCTCCAAGAACTGGAACAGTAACACTAAAATCTACAATGGTAACTGATGGTCTTTTTCCTGGTATTTTTAACCCAAAAGTTCTTGCCAAGGACAATACTGATTTTTTTTCTTGAGCATAATCAATTTGTGTCTCTTGAAACATTCTATCTGTATTAAACGATAACATATCTCCAACAGCGGCATTTAATTCTAATAACATCATACCAACAGATGCATCATTGAAATCATTAAAAATATCTGGGTAGTATTGTCTAGCCATATCTACTAGACCACTTCTTATGTTTGCAAAATTTCTATAACCGTAATTTATTCCTTGATTGGCCATTTTATAAATTTATTTGTATTATCTCAGACAATTCAAATAGATTATCTGTTATTGTATATTCTATTGTAACTAAAACCGCATATTCACTCAATGGTGATGGTTCTACCATCAAATTATCTAAATTAACTTGTGGTAAATATGTTTTAACCGCTGTGTCTATTTCTTCTCTTACTTCAGAAAAAGTTAATTCATCATATGGTTCATAGATATATTCTAATAATCTTGTACCAAATTCTGGATTATAAAGTCTTTGCCCTTTTCTAGTCAATAATAAGTGTAATAAATCAGCTTTTATTGCTTTAGCATCTGTTTCTGTTAAATCTAAGAAAAATCCCTTAAGACTGTCTTTAAATGGGTAGTTTATATTTATAAATTTTCCGTTAGCCATAAATGTTGTTTATTTCATAAATATTATAGTATTTAGTTTTTATAAGTAAATATATGAAATAAAAAAAGGAGCCATTTAAGCTCCTATTTTTATTGATTTATTTTTTATTATGTTGAACATCCAAAACATTCAAATTGACTGTCTGTTGGTTTTTCAACTTGTTTTTGTTTTGTCATGTCAATCGCAAGATGTTTAGCTTTCATATCTACTGGTTGACTTCTTAAATAGTATTGTCCAGTTTTAAGACCTAATTTCCAACCCAACATATGTGATGTTGTTAATTTACCAACTGTTGGTGTTTGAAAAAATATATTAAGACTTTGTGATTGGTCGATAAATGGACCTCTCTCTGCTGACATTTCAATAAGTGATTTTTGTGAAATCTCCCAAACTGTTTTGTAAACATCCTTTAGTTCTTGACTAATAACTGGAATGTTTTGAACACTACCTTCGTTCTTTATCAATTCTTGTAGAATCTCTCTATTCCATAAACCTTCAGCTTCTAAATCTCTAACTAAATGTTTATTCACCATAGCGAATTCACCACCAGTTACTCTACGAACATATAAATTAGATGTGAATGGTTCAAAGGCTTCATTAGAACCTATAACTCTAGCTGAACTAGCTGTTGGTGGGCATGTTGTTACCAAAGAGTTTCTAACACCGTATTTTTTAATATCTTTACGTAATTGTTTCCAATCATACATTCCAGATAAATCTTCTTCTTTAAGACCCCACATTTCCCATTGGAAAATACCTTGTGAGATTGGTGAACCTTCATAACCATCATAAGTCATTCCAGATTCTTTTGCTAAATCACATGATTGTCTTAATGCATTAAAATAAATTGTTTCAAAAATATTTTTATTAAGCTTTCTAGCCTCATCTGAAACAAATGGTAATTTTAACATCGCATAAACATCAGC